AAGCAATCTTAGCGTAAGGATGAAATGGCTACATCAGGAACTACAAGTTTTAACATCACTATTGATGAGGTTATCGAAGAGGCTTACGAAAGATGTGGCGTAAGAACTAATTCTGGTAATGATATTCGTTCTGCTAGAAGAAGTTTAAATCTTTTATTTTCTGAATGGGGTAACAGAGGTATCAATCTTTGGAAAGTAAAATCAGAAACTACAACATTAGTTAACGGTCAAGTAACCTACAATACACCAAGTGATTGTAACGATGTGCTTGAAGCTGTTGTTACTACAACAGGTGGTAATCAACAAACTTTAACGAAAGTATCTAGATCTGAATACATTGCAATTCCTGATAAAACACAATCAGGTACACCTTCACAGTATTATGTGAATAGACAAATTACACCAACTATAAGTTTATATCTGGCTCCTGATACGAGCGCCGTGACGAATATATTCTATTACTATCTTGCAAGAATCGAAGATGTAGGTGCATATACTAATACTTCAGACATGCCATTTAGATTCTTTCCATGTATGGTATCTGGATTAGCTTTCTACTTATCACAAAAGATTGCACCTGATAGAATACAAGCATTAAAATTATTATACGAAGATGAATTAAAAAGAGCATTGGAAGAAGATGGACAGAGAACATCTGTTTACATCACTCCTAATGTTTATTACCCACAAGGATCATAATGGCGTACGCAAAAGGTAAATACTCGCAATCCATATCTGATAGATCAGGCCAAGCTTTCCCTTATAGAGAAATGGTAAAAGAATGGAACGGTTCTTGGGTACACACATCTGAATTTGAAGCTAAACATCCTCAACTAGATCCAAAGCCACATATGGCGGATCCTCAAGCATTGTGGAATGCAAGACCTCAAAGATCAGCACCAGTAACAGTTTATTTAGATCCGCAGTATTGGGATGGTCAATTTACATCAAATGGAATGCAACCTTCTACATCACCTCTTGAAGAAAATAACAAGAGACAAGTTGGAACGAGGGTTGGTACCGTAACAGTGGTAATATCATAATGGCAATAAGTTATTCAGATTTTTTAACACAAGTAAGAAACTACACAGAAGTAGATGCTAATGTACTTTCAGACACCTTAATTGCTCAATTTATTAGAAATACAGAATTAGGTATTGCGGGTGCTGTTGATTATGATGAAACAAGAAAATATGCTACTTCATCATTCACAGCAAATAAAAGATATTTAGTTATGCCTGCTGATTTTTTAATCATTAGATCTTTACAGGTATTTTCTACAACCGATCAAACAGGTACTAGAAATTTTATGGAAAAAAGAGATACAAGTTTTATATCTGAATATAATAGCTCAGGTGCTACGGGACAACCTAAATACTATGCTAATTGGGACGACGATAATGTCGTTGTAGCTCCAACTCCAGATCAAGCTTATGCGGTTCAATTAAACTATATAATTGATCCTCCTGGATTTACATCTTCAAATTCTACTTATTTATCTCAATATCAAGAATCTTTACTTCTTCATGGTGTTTTAACAGAGGCTTTTTCTTATCTTAAAGGTCCAATGGATATGTACAAACTTTATAAAGACAAGTATAATGAAGAGATACAAGCGTTTGCTCTTCAACAAATGGGTAGAAGAAGACGTGCAGAATTTGATGATGGTGTACCACGAATTAAAGTGCCTTCACCGTCACCGTAATATTAAAGGAGAAAAATTATGGCAATACAACAAGCAGTATGTAATTCATTTAAAAAAGAATTACTAGACGGCGTTCACGACTTTGATTCAGGGGGAGACGCTTTTAAATTATCATTATACACATCACAAGCTACAATTAATGCAGCAACAACATCTTTTACAACAGGAAATGAAGTAGGTGATTCAGGTCAATACACATCAGGTGGATCTCAACTTCAATCACAACAAACCTCGGTTGCCTCAGGTGTTGCAATCGTAAATTTTGCAAACTTATCTTTTACTGGAGTAACATTAACAGCTAGAGGTGCTTTGATTTACAATAGCACTGATGGTAAAAAAGCAGTTTGTGCATTAGATTTCGGTGGAGATAAAACAGCAACAGCTGGAACATTTACTATTCAGTTCCCTGCATTTACAACATCGGCAGCAATACTAAGAATTAGTTAAGGAGATTAAATGGCACTTGTGCTTAACGATAGAGTTAAAGAAACAAGCACCACTACAGGAACTGGTACGCTAGATCTTGGTGGTGCGGTTCAAGATTTTGAAGGTTTTGTTTCTGCTATAGGTGATGGTAACACAACTTACTATGCAATAGTAAATACAGGCACAGGTGAATTTGAAGTTGGTATTGGTACCGTAACCGATGCAGCAACAGATACTTTATCAAGAGATACCGTAATATCTTCTTCTAACTCAGATGCTTTAGTTAATTTTACAAGTGGATCTAAAGATGTATTTTGTACATTACCTGCTTCAAAAGCAGTTGTAGAAGATGCAAGCAGTAATGTAACTTTACCTGCTGATTTAACTGTTGGTGCTTTACTTAAAATGCCAACTAATACCGCTAATAAAATTTTAGTTGCAGATGGTACATCTTATGAAGAAGTAGATATTTCTGGTGATGCAACGATTGCATCGGGTGGAGCATTAACTTTAGCAAATACTGCAGTTACACCGGGAAGTTTTACAAATGCATCTTTAACCGTAGATTCAAAAGGAAGATTAACTGCTGCTTCATCAGGAACAGCGGGAGCTTCAGAAGGATTTGCAGTAGCAATGGCAATAGCGTTATAGGAGAATTATGGCACAAAACTTTAGAAGATATTTAAACCAAACAATTGGAACTTCTGATGTTGATGTATTAGGAGGTGCAGTTGATTCATTTGATTGTTTAATTTCAATTCGATTAGCTAATATAATAACTAGTACAGTCAACGTAGATGTTTATATTAAAAACTCAACATTAGATTATTACTTAATTAAATCAGTTCCAATTATTTCAGGAGGTTCGTTAGAATTGATTGATGGCGGATCTAAAATTGTACTTCAATCAGGAGATCAACTTTTTGTGGTATCCGATACAGCATCATCAATTGATTGTGTTGTTGGAGCCGTAGACACTATTAGCACTTAGGAGGATTAGATGGCTTATTTAGGTAACTCCCCCAAAACAAATCTAATCACCATGAACTCCGAACAGTTTTCTGGAGATGGGACAACTACTAATTTTACACTAGCTCAGACTGTAACTTTGACTGCAGAGATAGAAGTTTTTGTCGGAAATGTTAGACAAGATCCATTTTCTGCATACACAGTAGCTGGCCAAACCCTAAGTTTTACAGCAGCACCTCCAACAGGAACTAATAATATTTATGTAGTATTTCAAGGTAAGTCTGTTGGTGAAACTACAGCAGGTGCAAACTCAATTGAATTCGGTATGATTAAATCAATCAACGGTGGCTATGAAAACAAAGCAACTATATCATCTAATATCACAGTGGACGCTAGTGATAACATGATGGTCTGTGGTCCTGCTTCTTTCACAGGTACAGTCGTTGTTAACGGAACATTAACGGTAGTATAATGAGTAAATTATTTGTAGACGAAATAGTACATCAAAGTTCTCAAGGTTCTGGTACCATTACTTTAGGTGCTAGTGGTGAGACTACTAATATTGTTGGAACTTTACAGAATAATGGTTCTGCTTTTGCTCAAGGAATTACAGAAGCTGATTTTTTTGTTTGTAATGCAGACCAAAGTATAACAAACAGTACTAGAACTTTAGTATCTGGAAATTGGCAAAGGTCTGCTGTTTCAGATTTTAGTAAAATTGGAACAGGAATGTCAGAGAGTTCTGGTATATTTACTTTTCCATCAACAGGGATTTATTTGGTAGAAGCTCAATCAGATGTTTTTGCAGATTCAGGAGCATTAAATTTTGCAAATGTAGCTATTGATGTGACAACAAATAATTCTAGTTATAACGAAAGAACAAATAGTTGGAGCAGTAATTATGGAAGTAGTACATATTCTTCTACATATAAAAAATGTTTTGTTGATGTTACAGATACCTCTAATGTTAAAGTAAAAATTTTTACTTATGCTAGTGGAGCAAATTACATATTGAGAGGTAATGCTGATAAAGCTGAAACCTGTGCAATTTTTATAAGATTAGGAGATACGTAAGATTATGGGAACAATTAAAACAACAAACATAGAAACGATTACAGGCTCTGGAACCCTGACTCTTGGTCAATCGGGCGAAACGGTAAGTATTCCAACTAACACAACTTTAGGTGCAAGTGGTACAACAATTACTGTTCCTAGTGGATGTACAATCACAAATAATGGAACGCAGACAGGGTTTGGTGGAACTAACACTCCAATGGTATCAGTTGATAAAACAGGTGCTAGTCAAACTATTTCTGCTTCTACTGCAACTTTAGTAACTTTAAACACAGAAAGAGTAGATACAGATAATGCTTTTACATCTAATACTTTTACAGTTCCAAGTGGAAAAGCTGGAAAATATTACCTTTCAGCATATTGTCGAATGACAGCTTTGAATGGAACATCTGATTATGCAAATATTAGGATTTCAAATTCTGCAAATAGCATTGTTTACGCATCTAATCTACAATCTGGAAATACAGGATATGGATTTGCAGCTTTAGCTTGTTCTGCAATTAGAGATTTATCAGTAGGAGATACTGTATGTTTACACACTTTTGGGACAGAAGAATTTTCGGTTGCAGAAGACCAATGTAATTTAACTATAATTAAATTAGTGGAGTAAAATTATGGCAGGAATATTAAAAGTAGATAAATACCAGGACTTCAACGGCAATGACATCATGACGTCTGATGGCAGTGGTAACTTGACGTTGAATAATGCTGCGTTGAAAATGACTCCTGCTTTTCATGCTTATTTAAGTGCTAATCAA